ACCGGATGGCCGCGCGATTTTTCCCCCCTTGTACGTGGACGGTCACGATTGTCTCTTTCCGCCCGCACGCTCCTCTTTAATTTGAATTAAAGCTCTCCGCTTTCGTCTCGTCCAATCATGTAACGCCTGACGAGCTTAGATATTTTTAACTACTTGGGCTCGAAGTAGTTATCGTTATAAATTAAAGAGGCTTTTGGCCCACTGAATTCAATTCAAAATGCCTAAGCGCGATCTACCCTGGCGCTCGATCGCGGGAACTTCGAAGGTGAGCCGCAATGCCAATTATTCCCCTCGTGGAGGAAGTGGGCCTCGAATTAACAAGGCCGCTGAATGGGTTAACAGGCCCATGTACAGGAAGCCCAGGATCTACCGGACGCTGAGAACGCCTGACGTTCCAAGAGGATGTGAAGGCCCATGTAAGGTCCAGTCCTATGAACAGCGCCACGATATTTCACATACAGGTAAGGTTATGTGCATATCCGACGTGACACGTGGTAATGGTATCACTCACCGTGTGGGTAAGCGTTTCTGTGTTAAGTCTGTGTACATTCTCGGTAAGATCTGGATGGATGAGAACATCAAGCTGAAGAACCACACGAATAGTGTTATGTTCTGGTTGGTCAGGGATCGTAGACCGTATGGCACTCCCATGGATTTCGGTCAAGTGTTCAACATGTTTGACAACGAGCCCAGCACTGCTACGGTGAAGAACGATCTACGCGATCGATTCCAGGTCATGCACAAATTCTATGGGAAGGTGACAGGTGGACAGTATGCCAGCAACGAGCAGGCGATAGTCAAGCGCTTCTGGAAGGTCAACAATCATGTGGTCTACAATCATCAAGAGGCTGGCAAGTACGAGAATCATACGGAGAACGCTTTGTTATTGTACATGGCATGTACGCATGCCTCTAACCCTGTATATGCAACGCTTAAGATCCGGATCTACTTCTATGATTCGATCATGAATTAATAAAGTTTGAATTTTATTGAATGATTTTCCAGTACATAACTAACATACGACCTGTCTGTTGCGAAACGAACAGCTCTGATTACATTGTTAATGGAAATAACGCCTAACTGATCTAAATACATATTAACTAAATGTCTAAACCTAGCTAAATAGGTCGACCCAGAAGCTATCATCGATGTCGTCCAGACTTGGAAGTTCAGGTAGGCTTTGTGGAGATGCAACGCTCTCCTCAGGTTGTGGTTGAACCGTATCTGAACGTGGTAAACCCTGGTTCTCGTATACGGTAGATCCTCCACTTTGTACATCTTGAAATAGAGGGGATTTTCTATCTCCCAGATATACACGCCATTCTCCGCCTGAGGTACAGTGATGAATTCCCCTGTGCGTGAATCCATGCCCCGTGCAGCCTATGTGGAAGTATATGGAGCACCCGCACCGTAAATCAATCCGCCTCCTCCTGATGGCCCTTTTCTTGGCTTGCCTGTGCGCTGTCTTGATAGAGGGCGGATGTGAGGGTGATGAAGATCGCATTCTTTATGGTCCAATTTCTCAGTGATGCGTTTTCCTCTTTGTTGAGGAAATCTTTATAGCTGGCACCCTCACCAGGATTGCAAAGCACGATTGCTGGGATCCCTCCTTTAATTTGAACTGGCTTACCGTACTTGCAATTGGATTGCCAGTCCTTCTGGGCCCCCAGAAGTTCCTTCCAGTGCTTTAACTTTAGATAGTGCGGTGCGACGTCATCAATGACGTTATACTCCACTTCGTTCGAGTAGACCTTTGGGTTGAAGTCCAGATGACCACTTAGGTAATTATGTGGGCCTAATGCCCTAGCCCACATCGTCTTCCCTGTCCTCGAATCACCTTCCACGATGATACTAATAGGTCTTTCCGGCCGCGCAGCGGAACCTCTTCCAAAATAATCATCCGCCCACTCTTGCATCTCGTCTGGAACGTTAGTGAACGAAGAGAGTTGAAACGGAGGAACCCACCGTTCCGGAGCCTTTGCGAATATTCTCTCTAGGTTGGAGCGGATGTTATGATTATGCAGGACAAAATCTTTTGGCTGCTCTTCCTTTAAAACCGCCATGGCAGATTGAACAGATCCTGCATTCAACGCCTTGGCATATGAGTCGTTAGCAGATTGCTGACCTCCTCTAGCTGATCTGCCGTCGATCTGGAATTCTCCCCACTCAACTGTATCTCCGTCCTTGTCGATGTAGGACTTGACGTCGGAGCTGGATTTAGCTCCCTGTATGTTCGGATGGAAATGTGCTGACCGGGTTGGGGAGACCAGATCGAAGAATCTGTTATTCGTGCACTGGTACTTCCCTTCGAATTGGATGAGAACGTGGAGATGAGGCTCCCCATTCTCATGTAACTCTCTGCAAATCTTGATGTATTTCTTGTTAACTGGCGTTTTTAGGGTTTGTAATTGGGAAAGTGCTTCTTCTTTGCTAAGAGAGCACTGGGGATATGTGAGGAAATAGTTTTTGGCTGAGACTTTGAAACGTTTAACCGATGGCATTTTTGTAATAAGATGGGTGTACTCCGATTGAGCTCTCAAACTTCTGTGCTATGTTTTGGGGTAAAGGGGACAATATATACTAGAACTCTTAGTAGCACTTTAGCGACACGTGGCGGCCATCCGATATAATATT